ATGGACCTCGTCTTCGCGCCGCGCCAGGTTGAATCCTGGCCGATTGCCCGGCTGCGCCCCTATGCCCGCAATGCCAAGATGCATGGCGACGATCAGGTGGCCAAGATCGCCGCCAGCATGGCCAAGTTCGGCTGGACTGTGCCCTGCATAGTGGCCGACGACGGCGAGCTGATCGCGGGCCATGGCCGGGTGCTGGCCGCGACCATGCTGGGGCTGACCGAGGTGCCGGTGATCCGGCTCAGCCATCTCGACGAGGCGGAACGCCGGGCCTACCGAATCGCCGACAACAAGCTGACCGAACTGGGCGAATGGGACGAAGCCCTGCTGCGCGACGAGATCGCGGGGCTGCTGGCTGAGGATTTCGACCTGACCCTGCTCGGCATCAGCGACGATGACCTCGACGCGCTACTGCGGGATCCCGAGGCGCTGGGCGGCGATGGTCCGGTCGAGGGCGAGGAGGATGTTCCCGAGCTGCCGGTCTCACCGGTGTCGGTGTCGGGCGATCTCTGGAAGCTGGGCGCGCATCGACTGATCTGCGGCGACAGCACTGCGGCCGATGTGGTCGGGCGGCTGCTGGGCGATGTGCGGCCCCTGCTGATGGTCACCGACCCGCCCTATGGCGTCGAGTATGACCCCTCTTGGCGCAACGCCGCGGGCGCGGCCAAGACCAAACGCACCGGCAAGGTGCTGAACGACGACCGGGCCGACTGGCGCGAAGCATGGGCGCTGTTCCCCGGAGACGTGGCCTACGTCTGGCACGGTGCGCTGCATGCCGCAACCGTGGCCGACAGCCTGACCGCTGCGGGCTTCGCCATCCGGTCGCAGATCATCTGGGCGAAGGACCGGCTGGTCCTCAGCCGCGGCGATTACCACTGGCAGCACGAACCTTGCTGGTATGCGGTGCGTGCCAAGGGCAAGGGCCATTGGGCGGGGGACCGCAAACAGACCACGCTGTGGCAGATCGCCAACCGGGATCAGGACGCCGATACGGTCCACGGCACGCAGAAGCCGGTCGAATGCATGCGGCGGCCGATCCTGAACAATTCCAGCCCCGGCCAAGCGGTCTATGAACCCTTCATGGGATCTGGCACCACGCTAATCGCAGCCGAGACGACGGGGCGGGTGTGCTTCGGGATCGAGTTGAACCCAGCCTATGTCGACGTGGCCATCGAGCGCTGGCAGTCATTCACGGGTCAGGAGGCCGTGCTGGCGGAAACCGGCGAGACCTTCGCCGCCCTCAAGGCCAAACGGCTCGCGGCATGAATGCGCCCCTCCTGCCCGGCCGGATCGAACACTGGCCCCTCGCCCGTCTTCGACCCTACGCCCGCAATGCCAAGACTCACGATGCCGATCAGGTGGCCAAGATCGCCGCCAGCATGGCCCAGTTCGGCTGGACCGTCCCCTGCCTGGTCGCCGCAGACGGCGAGTTGATCGCAGGCCACGGCCGTGTTCTGGCCGCGACCCGGCTCGGGCTGGCAGAGGCGCCGGTCATCGTGCTGGGCCATCTGACCGAGGCGCAGCGCCGCGCCTACCGGATCGCCGACAACAAGCTGACCGAACTGGGCGGATGGGACGAGACGCTTCTGCTCGAGGAACTGCGCGGGCTGATGGCCGAGGATTTTGACCTCGGGCTGATCGGGATCCCCGAGGACGAACTGGACGCCCTGCTGCACGATGCCGACGACCGCGCGCCCATCGACGACGACACCGCCGACACCATCCCCGAAGCTCCGGTCGAACCCATCACGAAGCCCGGCGACATCTGGCGGCTCGGGCATCACCGGCTGATCTGCGGCGATGCCACCGACCCGGCCGTGGTGGCCCGGCTGATGGACGGGGCACAGGCGTCGCTCATGTTCACCTCGCCACCCTATGCCCAGCAGCGCGACTATGGCGCGGCGAAGGAGAAGGTCGGCGATTGGGATGCGCTGATGCAGGGCGTCTTCGCAGCAGCGCCCGTCACCGCCGATGCCCAGCTGCTGGTCAACCTCGGCCTTGTGCATCGCGATGGTGAGTGGATCCCGTATTGGGACGGCTGGGTCGACTGGATGCGCGCGCAGGGCTGGCGGCGCTTCGGCTGGTATGTCTGGGACCAGGGGCCCGGCCTGCCCGGCGACTGGAACGGGCGCCTCGCCCCGTCCCACGAGTTCATCTTCCACTTCAACCGCCAGCCCCGAAAGCCGAACAAGACGGTGGCGAGCAAGCACGCGGGCGAAACACTGGGCGGCGGCGGCCTGCGCGGGGCCGACGGCACGGTTCACCGCAAGACCGGCTACGGGAACGCGATCCAGACCCACCGTATCCCGGACAGCGTGTTCCGCATCATGCGCCACAAGGGCGGGCTGGGCGCCGCCGGGTCGCACCCCGCCGTCTTCCCGGTGGCGCTGGTGGAGGCGGTGCTGGAGGCTTTCACCGATCCCGGCGACCTGGTGTTTGAACCCTTCTGCGGCTCCGGCACCCAGCTGATCGCCGCGGAACGCACCGGGCGGCGGTGCTGCGCGGTGGAACTGGACCCGATCTATTGCGACGTCGCCGTGCGGCGGTGGGAGTTGGCGACGGGGAGGAAAGCCAGCCGCGATTGACCAGTTGGCCCGAACTTGCGAATGTTCGCCCAGAAGGAGAATGGAAAATCGGCCTGCCGCCTTCGGTACTTGAGTAGTCGAATTTCACCGGAGCCGTTGATGCGTAGCCCTTCCCTTTCATCCCCCGGCAAAGCCGACCAACTCATTGATATCTTTGAACGCGAGGTGGAGGTCGAATACCGGGGCGAGCGGTATCGGGTTCGAGACAATGGTTCTGCGCATCGTCTGCACCAGAAACGGCAGAAGACCAGACCGCTTGATGACCAATGGACTTTTGGGCGGCAGGGGTTGTCGACTGGCTACATGTATCTGAGCGGCGTGCCCGTTCATCGGATCATCTGTTGGGCGTTTCATGGCGAGCCGCCCACTGACCGTCATGTAGTTGATCACATCGACACGAACAGGGCGAACAATCGGCCGGAAAACCTGCGGTGGGTCACGCGGCTGGAAAACGTCCTGCTCAACGAAATCTCTGCTCGGCGAATCGAACTGGTCTACGGCTCGATTGAAGCCTTCTTCGCTGACCCCAACCGGGTCCAGACCGATAAGGTGTTTCCCGACATATCCTGGATGCGCACCTTGTCGAAGGACGAGGCGGCAGCCGCAAAAGCACGTTTGCAGGAATGGGCAAAGAGCGGTTCTGTCCCAAGCGGTGGCGCGCTGGGCGAGTGGCTTTATGGGACAAGAGAGCGGGCGAGCTATGAACCACCGCCGGAAGAATATGAGTCGCTGACGCCGTCAGTCGTGCAGGTCAAATGGAAGGTGCCGACAGAATTCCCCCTTTGCCCCGAAGCAGTTACAGAGGACGCCCTGCAGCGCTACGCGGAGAACCTGAAATTCGGCCGTGTTTTCGCACGAAACCATCTCTACCAGAGTTTGGTCGTGCAACATGGCATGACCGAGGACAGCCTCGTTGTCCTTACGCACGATCCTAGCGACAATGCGATCAAGGACTGGGCGGTCGCACATGTCGGTGTCCGCGGCGAATTCTTTTACCACCGCAGCGAACACCAGTATTTTACCCTGCAGGGGGCCCTCAAGACTTTCTGTGAACTGACCGGCGACAGTTACGACGACTGCATGGACGACTACTGCTGATCGATCAGCTACCTTCGGCGAGCCGGTACACCATCCCCCTGCCCTCGACCTTCTCCGCTGCGATGGGCAGACCCAGCTTTTTCTTCAGGGCACCAGAGATCGAGCCCCTGACCGTGTGCGCCAACCATCCGGTCGCCGCGACAATCTCGGCGACCGTCGCTCCCTCGGGGCGCTGGAGCATGGTGACGATCTGCGCCTGCTTGGTGCCAGCGCGGATGGCGACGGGTTTCACGGTTTCGCCGTCGCAGGGCATCTGCACCGGTTCCGGCTGCGGCCTCGCCTTCCGCACATTGGCGACGGCGCTGGCCGCCACCGGCTCGATCCCGATGGCCTCCATCCCGGCCTCGGTGGCGATCAGCGTGGTGCCATGTCCGTCGCCGGTCTCGCGCCACATCGGTTCGCCGCGGCGCAGGTTCGCCTCGACCTCCTCGAGCCAGCCGCGGGCAATCATCTTGCCGACGACCATCCTGGCGGCGGCGCCGACCAGCCCCTCGGGCAGAGGCAGGGCGAGATTGCCGGGCCGGGTCGCGGCACGAGCGAGGATCAGGGACTGGGTGTCGGACGGTGTGGTCATCGGGGCCTCCGTGGTTGTGGGCGCGCGGTATGCGCGCCTTCTACGGAGGCAAGCCCCGTCGTCGGACGGGGCGGCCGTTGCACCGCGTGGGCGCGTCAGGCGGCGTGTTCGCCTTCCTTGAAGGCGCTGTCGGTGATCTGGCGCAGCAGGCCCGCGTAGTGCTTCAGCGTCCCGACGTGCCCCCAGTTGATCTCGTCGGGGTGGGTCTCGAAGTGGTCGTCGCTGAGGGCCTTCAGGCGCTCCAGCATGGTGTCGATCTCGGCCTTGGCGGTGATGAAGGCGTCGAGGGCCTTGGAGTTGTCGGTGGCGCGGCGGGTGGTCATGGCGGGGCGTCCTTCGATGAGTTGCATCGTTTCGGTGCCAACACCATCGCTCTGTCGGGCGGATGATCGTAGGCAAATCGGAGCAATATCAGTGCTTTCTGATCGCTCCGGTCAGATCAGCCGCATCTCGGCCAGCGTGCGGCTGGCGGCACCCAGCTGGGCGGTCGGCAGTTCGATCTTCAGGTGCGACAGGACGTCGGAGGCCTCGGCCGGGATCCCGCTCTCGCGGAGCACCTGCTCAATGACCTCGGCGATGGCGTCCGGGCGGCTCAGATCGAACCCCTCGGGAAGGGTGGAATAGTCGATGCGGATGGTGGTCGTGGTCATGGTGAAGCCCTCGTGGGATCGGCGCGATGCGGCCAGTTGATGGACGACAGAATCGCTCCGGAGGGGCAGACAATCAACGGGAATGATTGTCTTTTCATGTTTAATTTCAATATCTTGATAGGCTTCACGGCACCATGAAGGGCATGAGTGAACGCGAGTATGCGGCCCATTCCGGCCTGTCCCGCGGCGGGGTGCAGAAGGCGCGGAAGAACGGACGACTGGTGGTCCATGACGACGGGTCGATCAATGCAGCGGCCTCGGATGTGCGGCGTGCGGAAATGACGGACCCCGACCAGCAGCGGCGCAGCTTGGGTGGAGATGGGCTTGCCAGCGCCCCGGGCGATACGACATCCTACATCAAGGCGCGCACGGCGCTCACGGTCTACGCGGCGCAGGAGCGCCAACTGGCCGTCCAGAAGAAGAAGGGCACGCTGGTCGACCGAGCGCGGGCGGAAACGCTGGTGTTTCGCCTCGCGCGGCAGGAACGGGACGTCTGGGTGACCTGGCCCGGACGGGTGGCAGCACTTATGGCGGCGCAGATCATGGCGGAGGTGGAACGGCAATCCGGGGCATCGGTGACGATCGAGACCGCGATCATGCAGAGGGTGCTGGAAGCCCATGTCCGCGAACAGCTCGACGCCCTCGCCGACCTCAGGGTCTCACTTGCATGATGAGGACGATGACAACGACCTGACCGCGGGTCTCGACCTCGGCTTCGATGGCGCCGAGTATCTGCTTCGGGTCTGGCGTCAGGGGATGCGCCCCGACCCGAACCTAACCGTGTCGGAATGGGCGGATCAGCATCGCTGGCTGTCGTCGCGCGGCGCGGCCGAGCCGGGGAGGTATCGCACAGCCCGCGCGCCCTATCTGCGCGAGATCATGGATGCGCTCTCGCCCGGCCATCCGGCCCAGCGCATCACCTTCATGAAGGCAGCGCAGGTGGGGGCCACCGAGGCCGGGAACAACTGGATCGGCTTCGTGATCCATCACGCCCCGGGGCCGATGCTGGCGGTGCTGCCGAGCCTGGAATTGGCGAAGCGCACCTCGCGCGGCCGCCTTGATCCACTGATCGCGGATAGCCCGGCGCTGCGCGAACGGGTGAACCCGGCCCGATCCCGCGATGCCGGGAATTCGATGCTGTCGAAGGAGTTTCCCGGTGGCATCCTGGTGCTGACCGGGGCCAACTCCGCCACCGGCCTGCGGTCAATGCCCGCGCGCTATGTCTTCCTCGACGAGGTCGACGCCTATCCCGCCTCGGCCGATGAAGAGGGCGATCCGGTCACGCTGGCCGAGGCCCGCACCACCACCTTCTCGCACCGGCGCAAGGTGTTCATGGTCTCGACGCCCACGATCCGGGGGCTGAGCCGGATCGAGCGGGAATTCGAGGCGTCCGACCAGAGGCGCTACTTCGTGCCCTGTCCGCACTGCGGCACAATGCAGTGGCTGCAGTTCGACCGACTGCGCTGGGCAAAGGGGAAGCCGGAAACCGCCGCCTATCACTGTGAGGGCTGCGAGCGTCCCATCGCCGAGCACCACAAGACCGAGATGCTGGCCCGCGGCGAATGGCGGGCAACAGCGGTTTCGAAGGATCCGAAGGCCATCGGCTTCCACCTCTCGGCGCTCTATTCGCCGCTTGGGTGGAAAAGCTGGTCCGATGTCGCGCGGGAATGGCTCGCGGCCCAAGGGTCGGACGAGACGCTGCGCGCCGCGCGCAACACGCTTCTGGGCGAGACATGGGTCGAGTCGGGCGACGCGCCGGAATGGCAGCGGCTGGCGGATCGGCGCGAAGCCTGGGAGCCAGGCACCGTGCCCATGGCGGGGCTGTTTCTGACGGCCGGTGCCGACGTCCAGAGGGACCGGATCGAGGTCGATATCTGGGCCTGGGGCCGGGGGCTCGAGTCCTGGCTTGTCGATCACATCGTCATCCCGGGCGGCCCTGACGATCCGGCCGCATGGGACAAGCTGACCGCCTTGCTCGGGCGCAGCTGGCAGCATGCCAACGGCGCCTTCATGACCGTGGCAAGACTTGGCGTTGATACTGGTTACGAGGCCGCGGCCGTCTATGCCTGGTCGCGCAAGGCCGGGTTCGAACAGGTGGCACCCCTGAAGGGCCTCGAAGGCTTCAATCGGTCGGCACCTGTCTCGGGCCCGACCTTTGTCGACGCCACCATCGGCGGCAAACGGCTGCGCCGCGGCGCGCGGCTCTGGTCGGTGGCCACGGCGACCTTCAAGGCGGAGACCTACCGCTTCCTGCGGATCGAACGGCCGTCTGACGAGGACCGGGCGCTGGGCGTTCTCGATGCGCCGGGGACCGTGCACATCCCCGGCTGGGCCGACACCGAATGGCTGAAGCAGCTGGTGGCCGAACAGCTGGTCACGATCCGCAACAAGCGCGGCTATGCCCATCAGGAATGGCAGAAGATGCGCGAGCGGAACGAGGCGCTGGACTGCCGGGTATACGCCCGCGCGGCGGCGTGGATCCTCGGCGCCGACCGGTGGGACGAGGCCACCTGGCGGCGGCTTGAGGCGCAGGCGGGCGTTGAAACGCGCTTGCCCGCGGCCGTGGCGGCCGAAACCACACAAGACCCGGCCCAGCCCAAGGCCGGAACCCTGACCACGCCACGCCGGAAACGGCGGGCCTACACCCCGAACTTCATGAGGGACTGATGGACCTGGAACGCATGCAGGCCCTGCTGACCGCACTGCAAGAAGCCCGCTTCGCCGGGCTGCGTAGCGTCAGCTATGACGGCAAGACCGTGACTTATGGCTCGGACGCCGAACTGGCGGCGGCGATCCGGGATCTGGAAGCCCGCATCGCGACCGCCTGTGCCACGCCGCGGCGTCGCCGCTGGGGCACCGTGGCCACGAAGGGTCTGTGACCATGGTCCTCGACGCCTTCCGTGCGCGGCTCGGGTCCATCATCGGCGGGTTTGACGCAGCGCAATCCCACCGCCGCATGCGCGGGTTCCGCGCCACGCGGGCGCATGTGAACACGCTGATCGCAGCCTCGGGTGAGACGATCACCGCCCGGGCGCGCTGGCTGGTCCGCAACAACGGCTATGCCGCGAATGCGGTCGATGCCTTTGCCAACCATGTCGTCGGCGACGGGATCAAGCCCTCGTCGAAGATCGTCGATGTCACGAAGAAGGAGGAGTTGCAGAAGCTGTGGCTCGCCTGGACCGACGAGGCCGATGCCGAGGGGCTGACGGACTTCTTCGGGCTGCAGCGCCGGGCGGCACGCGAGGTGTTTCTGGCGGGTGAGGTGTTCCTGCGCATCCGGACGCGGCGCCCCGAGGACGGGCTGACCGTGCCCATGCAGCTGCAGATGCTGCCATCGGAAATGCTGCCCCAGGACATGACCCGCCTCCTGCCCGGCGCGGGATCGATCCGGCAGGGGATCGAATTCGACGGGATCGGGCGGCGCGTGGCCTATCACTTTCTCCGCCGCCATCCGGGCGACATGACCGATCCGGGCCTGGCGGGCGAGACGGTGCGGGTTCCAGCCTCCGAGGTGATCCACATCCTCGACCCGGTCGAGGCGGGTCAGCTGCGGGGCGTGTCACGCTTCGCGGCTGCCGTGGTGAAGCTCTTCACCCTCGATCTCTACGACGACGCGGAACTCGAGCGGAAGAAGACCGCGGCGATGTTCGCGATGTTCATCACCTCCCCCGCCCCCGAAACGGCCCTCGATCCGGCGGAGGACGATCTGGAGGTCGAACCCGGCCAGGTGGTGCGGCTGGACCCCGGCGAAGATGTCACCACGCCCTCGACGCCGGATTCCGGGTCCACCTATGAACCCTTCCAGTACCGCACCCTGCTGCAGATCGGTGCGGCGCTGGGCGTGCCCTATGGCTATCTGACCGGCGATACCGCCAAGGGGAACTTCTCCAACACCCGGATCGCGCTGGTGGACTTCCGGCGCCGCATCTCGGCCTTCCAGCATTCGGTCATGGTCTATCAGCTCTGCCGCGCAGTCTGGACGCGCTGGATGGACATGGCGGTGCTGGCCGATGCCATCGACCTGCCGGGCTTTGCCAAGGAGCGGCGGCAATACCTCGCCTGCGACTGGCTCCCCACCAAATGGGACTGGATCGACCCGGCCAAGGATGCCGCGGCCGAAATCCTGCAGATCGAGGCGGGCCTGAAATCCCGAACGCAGGCCATCGCCGAACGGGGATACGACGCAGAGCAGGTGGACCGCGAAATCGCTGCGGAACGCGAGCGCGAGGCCGCGCTTGGTCTCGACTTCCGGCGGCCGGGGTCCCCGGCGCAGGCGGCCGGTGGCGGCGCTGGGCCGGGCGATGCAGAGGACGAGCGGCGGGATCAGCAGGACACCAACGATCAGGAAGACGACGGCGAGGACCGGGAACCACGGCCCGCGGAGGACGCATGATGCATCACACCCAGATCGCCCAGCGCGTCTTCAACACCCCGCTGATGGTCGATCCCGCCAAGGCGCTGGCCTTCCTGACCGGCCTTGGCCCGCGGATCACCGGCAGAGAAATCAGCGTCGAGGGGGTCGAAATCGCCGCCGAAGCGCAGGAGGCCGCCAGCATGACCGTCCGGGCGTCGTTGTTCGGTGATGATCTGACCAACCGCCAGGCACGGAATGGTGGCCAGCCATTCGCTGTGGTGGACGGGATCGCCGTCATCGAGATCGCGGGCACGCTGGTGCATCGCGGCGCCTGGATCGGGCAATCCTCGGGTCTGACCTCCTACGAGGGCATTGCCGCCCAGCTGCAGGCGGCGCTGGCCGACCCCGCCATTCGCGGCATCGCCCTCGACATCGACAGCTTCGGTGGCGAGGTCGCGGGCGCGTTCGATCTGGCCGACCGCATCCGGGCGGCAAGGGAACAGAAACCGGTCCATGCCTTCGTCGCCGACCACGCCCTCTCGGCCGCCTATGCGCTGGCCTCCCAAGCCGACCGCATCATCCTGCCCCGGACCGGGGCCGTCGGCAGCATCGGTGTCGTCGCCATGCACAGCGACATGAGCGGGGCGCTGGACCAGAAGGGCATCGCCGTCACGCTGATCCATGCAGGCGTGCGCAAGGTCGATGCGAACCCGTATCAGCCGCTGCCCGAGGCCGTCCGCGCCCGGATCGCGGGCGAGCTGGAAGACCTCCGCCAGCTCTTCGCCGAGACTGTCGCCGAAGGGCGCGGCCGCCGCCTCGACACTCAACGCGCGCTGGGCACCGAGGCCGCCGTCTTCCGCGGCGAGGCGGCCGTCTTCGCCGGTCTTGCCGACGAGGTGGCCGATCCCGTCACCGCCTTCCGCGCTTTCGCCGCCGCACCCCGCGGCACTTCCACCCCCAGAGGAAAGGGCCCAACGATGACCACCGCCCCCGAAGATCATACGCAGCCGCCGACCACGCCTGCCGCCAGCGCGCCGCCGGAACCGGCCCCGCCCGCGGCAGTCGCACCGCCGCAGACGGCGGCGGCCGAGATGTCGCCCGAGGCGATCCGCGCCGAGGCGGCCGAGGTCGCGCAGGTCTGTGCGCAGGCCGCCCGCCTCGGCGTCCAGATCGATGCCGCCGATGCGTTGGCCCGCGGCGTGAAGCCCGAAGCCCTGCGCGCCAAGATCCTCGCCGATCTCGCCGCTCGCAGCGATGCCGCAGGCATCATCGCCACCGCCCCGGCGGCTGGCGCGAAGGAAAGCCCCATCGTCGCAGCCGCGAAAAGTTCGGCCGCCGCCTCTCGCTGATCCCGGCGCATCCCATCCCCCAACATCCTGGAGACTGAACCATGCCCGTCCTGACGGAACCGCCCAGCATGGGCGATGTCCTCAAATATGAGGTCAACCCGAACTACACTCGCGAGGTGGTGACGCTCCTCGCGGGCATGCCCTATCCCGTGGGCTCGGTGCTGGGGAAGATCTCGGCCAGCGGCAAGTACACGCTGTCCCCCGCGACCGGGGCGGACGGATCGCAGGTTGCAACGGCCGTCCTTCTTTATGCCGTCGATGCCACGCTGGCAGATGCTGTGGGTATCGTCCTCGTGCGCGGACCCTCGATCGTGTCGCGCGCGGCCCTCGCCTACGGCGCGACGGTCGATGACGGCACCAAGATCGCCGCGAAACTCACCCAGCTGGCCGCCGTCGGCATCATCGCCCGCGACGGCATCTGATCCCCCTCATCCCCCGGAGCCCCACCATGACCCTCGTCCGCAATCCCTTCGACGCTGGCGGCTATTCGTTGGCCGAGATGACGCAGGCCATCAACATCCTGCCCAACCTCTACACCCGCCTCGCCCAGATCGGCCTCTTCCGCTTCGAAGGGGTCAGCCAGCGCTCGGTCATCATCGAGCAATACGAGGGCGTCCTGAGCCTGCTGCCCTCCGTCCCCCTCGGCGGCCCCGCCACGGTCGGCACGCGCGAAGGCCGGTCCATGCGGTCCTTCGCCCTGCCGTGGATCCCGCATGACGACGTGGTCCTGCCTGCCGACATCCAGGGGCAGCCCGCGCTGGGCGGCGCCTTCGATGCGGCCGATCCCCTTGTCGAGGTGATGAACCGCAAGCTGCTGTTGATGCGCCGCAAGCATGCCCAGACCCGCGAATACATGGAGATGAACGCGCTCCGCGGCATCGTGAAGGATGGCGCGGGCACCACCCTCTACAACTACTTCACCGAATTCGGCCTGGCGCAGATCTCGGTCGACTTCGTCCTCGGCACCGCGGGCACCAACGTGCAGGGCAAGGTCCGTGAGGTGCTGCGCGCCATCGAGGACAACCTGCTGGGCGAGGCGATGACCAGCGTGCACGCCCTTGTCAGCCGCGAATTCTTCGACAAGCTGATCGCGCATCCGAAGACCGAGGAGGCCTACAAGTTCTACGCCTCGACCGGCGCCCAGCCGCTGCGCGAGGATGTGCGGCGCAACTTCCCCTTCGGCGGCATCCTGTTCGAGGAATATTCGGGCACCGTTACCCTCTCGACCAAGGCCACCGAACGGCTGGTCCCGGCGAACGAAGGCATCGCCTTCCCCTTGGGCACGATGGACACCTTCACGACCTACGGCGGCCCGGCGAACCTGCTGGAAACCGCCAACACCATCGGCCTGCCCCTCTACGCCCGCCAGCATCTCGACGAAAAGGGCCGCTGGATCGACGTGATGACCGAGGCCTCGATCCTGCCGGTGAACAAGCGGCCGCGGCTGGCGATCCGGCTGCACACGTCGAACTGACGGACCCACCCATGTCCGTCTTTGCCGCCGCCATGGACCGCATCTTCACCCACGCCTCCATGGCGGCCCCGGCTCTCTGGATCTCGGCCACCACGTCGGAGGAACGCCCGATCCGCATCATCCGCCGCGCGCCGGATCGCGTCACCGACTTCGGCGCAGGGCGGTTTGTCAGCGATACGACGGTGGTAGACGTGCGCGTGGCCGACCTGCCCGCCCCGCGCCCGGGCGACGTAATCGTCATCGGTGCCGAAAGTCATGTCATCCAGGGGGAGCCGCTGCGCGACTGGGAGCGGCTGATCTGGACGCTGGACCTGAGGCCAGCATGAAATTGAAGCTTGATATCAGCCCCGACCTCGCCGCCCTGATGCAGGCGGAAATCGCCGCGGGCGAGAAGGCCGTGACCACAGCCATGCGCGAGGCGGGCACGGGCCTGAAATCCGCCTGGCGCGGCCAGATCACCGGCGCTGGCCTCGGCACCCGGCTGGGCAATTCGATCCGGCTGGCCACCTACCCCAGGGGCAGCGAGAGCCTGAACGCCGCGGCGCTGGTCTGGTCGAACGCCCCAGTGATCGTCGGCGCGCATGACACCGGACCTCTGATCCGGTCGCGCAACGGGTTCTGGCTGGCCATCCCCACCCCGGCCGCAGGCAAATCCACCCGCGGCGGTCGCATCACCCCCGGCGAATGGGAACGCCGCACGGGGCTGCGCTTGCGCTTCATCTACCGGCGCCGCGGGCCGAGCCTGCTGGTGGGCGAGGGGAGGATTAATAGCAAAGGACGCGCTGTAGCGTCCCGTGCAAAAACCGGCCGCGGTCTGACCACCGTGCCGATTTTCCTGCTGGTGCCGCAGGTCAAGCTGCGCAAGCGGTTGGACCTATTGAACGACATCACCGTTTCTGTGGAACGTCTCACAAGAATCATGGCAGAAAGCTGAGTTCGTGGCAGTCTGTCATTCACCCAAAGACAACAGAACCAGCTTAAGGAGCGTTGGATGAAAGAGTTTATGCCACTCATCTTGTTCGCGGTCATCTGCTCCTCAACCGCCTTGATGGCACAAGATATCGTTAGTGACAGGCCGCTTCAGTCCTTGCCCAGAATGTTTGGCGCGAAGATAGCTGAGCTTCAACACGATTCTTTGGACCTCAGCTTCGAAAGTAGTGACGGTCAAGAATTTGGCTCGTTCAGCGCAATGCCATTTGATGGCGATGTTCCATCAAAAATAGATTCTACGAAGTTCGCACCGGTCATCGTTGCCGATGGCGACATGGTTCAGACCAAGGGGATTTTTCCCGGCCGTGAATTCTTCTACATAACTGATACTGGCAAAGACTCGCTACGCAGTGAGCCAGGTAGAATTTGGAGATTTGACCCAAGAACAAACAACCTAGAAAAATTCTTTGAATCATCAGAACTCATAAACCCAAAATGGATTTACTATCATAGTCGCGAAGCGGGTCCGGATCTTCTTATCGTGTCAGACTTGGGTGAGGAACCCATACCGAGGGCACCAGGAACAGGAAAGGGTGCAAAAGTTCTCTCCATTCCGATCGACGATCAAGGTCTAGCAGGAGAACCGACTGTTCTCCATGAAGGGCCACCCTTTCGAAGCCCAGAAGGCGTCACGGTTATAGGCGAGACGGTTATTGTCTCAGATTGGGCCGCAGGATCTTTGACCACGCGCCCGGAAGCCCCTGATGATGAATTCAATCAGGGTGTCGTATTCAAGCTTCCACTAAGCGGTGGAGAACCGACAAAGTTGTTCGAAGACCACAAGTGGATAACGGTGATAGGAGCATGTCAATTTCTTGATGCTGATGGAAAGAGATTTCTGCGCATAATTGATATTGACGGCGGAAGATTACAGGGAATCGATCCTACGTTCCCACGGTCCGGAACCGCGAAATACTTCATTGCTGAAGTTCTGGGTGAAGAGCCGCTTGCACTTGGACCTCTAACAGAATCCGTGATGCTTGAGGACACCCCAGTAGATGTTCGCGAGTTCGTCCCAGAGGGCGCCGAAATTCTATCGGTATCCGCATCAGCACCATCACAGTTGCTCGGTTCTGTTGACGAAAGTTCTCAAGGCGATACGAACGGCAAGATTAGAATCGTTCGCAGCCCAAACTCCCTTGAGAGAGTGGAGCTCACCATAGAGTATAAAGATGAGGCCACAGGAGCCAAGCTCAGTTCAACTGTGTCTATTCCAAAGGGTCAACTGTTGGGCGCAGTGCCACAAGACAATAAGCACGCAGGGGCGCGGGTAGTTCCTCTCTCAAGCTCTGGGCTGAGCCTAAGCGCCAGCGCTGACGGGACTAGCCGCTCGGTGTTCATTTTCCCGTCAAAGGGAGGATTACCGGCGGTGCTCTGGGCCGGCAATCCCTTCAAACAACCTATGGGTGTCCAATTTTCATTTGATGGTCAAAGTATTTTTGTTACCGACCAAGCGGCGGGAGTTAATGGCATGTCGGTCTTGTTCAGAGTTCCCTTGCCTGGAGGATCAGATATAGAGACGATGTTCGCTCAGTCATTTGAGTAGGGATCATGCGCAATGTTGTTCTCTTCGATTTTGCTGTACGTCTCATCAACCGAGGACTCGGCTAGGTACTACAGTGTGCTTCTTAAAACCCCGCCGCGGCTGTTTAAGGATGGTCCGGCGATATTTGAATTGGGTGGACTCGAACTCATCCTTCATCGAGATCCAGAACCCGTTCCTGTTTCTCTATCGAGCATCAAGGTAACTAAATTTCGAGGCGCTGGTGTAATTCTACATCTTTCTGCTAAGGACTTGATGCACGAATACGACCGGCTAATCTCTGAGGGTGTCGAGGTCTCGGCGCCACCTGCGCTTATGGGCTTTGGCAGGAGGCAATTGTATCTGTATGACCCTGACGGGTACAATATCTGCATCGAGCAAGAATTGCCCATATAGAGCTTCAAGGCTCTCTTTGAATTGGTGAAGTCATGCCCACCACCCGCGAAACCGTCCTCGCCGCGCTGCACGCGCGGCTTCAGCCGCTTGCCGCCCTCACCCTGCGTGACGAGGTGCTGCCCGAGCGGATCCCCGCAGCGGGGCTGATCATCCTGCGCGACGGCCAGCCGGGCGATCCGGAGGTCACGCTCTCGCCCCTGCGTTATCACTACCAGCACCAAGCGGAGCTGGAGGTCGTCGTCCAGGCGGGCACCGGCCGGGCAAGCGCCTTCGACGACCTGATCGCCGCCATTGGCGCGGCACTTGAGGCGGACCGGACGCTCGGCGGCCATTGCGACTGGGTCGAACCGGAAGCCCCGGCCTCGGTCGATCTGCCCGTCGAGGGCGCGGCGGCCCTGAAGGCGGCGGTGATCACGCTCAATCTGCACTACACCACGACCGGCCCTCTGGTCTGACACCCCCCACATAGGAGACCCCCATGGCACGCGCACACGGCGCGCGGGCGCAGATGGCGCTTGCGTTCGAGACCGTCTACGGCACCCCGCCCGCCTCTGGCTATCGGACGGTGCCCTTCGTCAGCACCACACTCGGCTCCGAACAGCCGCTGATCGCCTCGGAATTGTTGGGCCAGGGGCGCGACCCGCTGGCTCCGATCAAGGATGCGGTCACCGCCGATGGCGATGTGGTGGTGCCGATCGACGTCGAGGCCTTCGGCTTCTGGCTTAAGGCGGCCTTCGGTCAGCCGACGACCACTGGCACGACGCCCAAGACTCACACCTTCCAGTCGGGCAACTGGACACTGCCCTCGATGGCCATCGAAGTCGCCATGCCCGAGGTACCGCGGTTCGCGATGTATGCGGGCTGCGTGATGGACCAGTTGTCCTGGCAGATGAACCGCTCGGGCCTGCTGACCGCCACCGCCCGCCTGATCGCCCAAGGCGAGGCGATTGCGGCCACCACCGCCGCAGGCACCCCGACCGCGCTCGGCCTGCAGCGCTTCGGCCATTTCAACGGGGTGGTGAAGCGCAACGGCACGGCCTTGGGCAATGTCGTCTCGGCCGAGATCACCTATGCCAACGGCCTCGACCGGATCGAGACCATCCGCAACGACGGCAAGATCGAAGGCGCCGATCCCGGCATGGCGGCGCTGACGGGCCGGATTGAGGTGCGCTTCGCCGATAGCGCCCTCGTCACCCAAGCCATCGACGGCACGCCCTGCGAGCTCGAGTTCGCCTACAGCCTCGGGGCGAACGCCAGCTTCACCTTCACCGCCCACGCCGTCTACCTGCCCGTCCCGCGGATCGAGATCCCCGGGCCGCAGGGCATCCAGGCGACCTTCGACTGGCAGGCGGCCAAGGCCACCAGCCCCGCGCGCATGTGCACCGCCGTCCTCGTCAACACCGTCACAGGATACTGACCATGATCCGTCTGAACCTGTCGAACCGGCCCGAATGGCTGGACCTGCTGCCCGGCCTGCGTATCCTAGTGGCCCCACTGACCACCGCGCTGATGGTCTCCGCCCGCGCCGATCCCTTGATTGACGGCCTGTCGGAAACCTCCAGCCAGGAGGACATGGCGCTGGCTATGGCCAAAGCCGTCGCCCGCCGCGCCGTGCTCGAATGGGAAGGCGTCGGCGACGAGGCTGGCAACCTCGTGCCCGTCAGCCCGGCCGGGATCGACGCCCTTCTCGAAATCTGGCCGGTCTTCGAGGCCTTCCAGGCGCAATATGTCGCCCGGGGCCTGATCCTGGATCAGGAAAAAAACGTCTCCGCGCCCTCGCCGACTGGTCTTTCGGCGGGGGTGACGGCTACTGCGCGGCCTGCGCAGGCCCCTGCCTGGAATGCCCCGCAAGACTGAACCGGCCGCAGACGGTCGAAGGCTGGCAGGTCTGGGATCTGACCCAGCGCCTCGGCGGCCAGCTGCGCATCGCGCCGGGTGCCGTCATCGGATGGGACATGGGCGCTGCGCTTTCACTGGCGCAGGCGCTGGGCGTCAACGCGCTGATCGCCGCCGAACTGCTGCCCGAGATCGAGGCGGTGATGGTGCGCAAGCTCAACGAGCAGATGGAAGGACGCCAGAATGGCTGAGAAGAAGGTCTCCGTCCGCCTCGTGGCGGAGGGCGGGCGGCGCGTGCGCGCCGAGCTGGAAGGCGTCGGCGAAGCCGGGGCCCGCGGCTTTGGCCGCCTTTCGCGCGAGATGGAACTGGCCAACACCCGGCTGGCCGCCTTTGCGCGCCGTGCCGGTCTGGCGCTCGGGGCCGCCGCTGCCGCCGCTACTGCCTCGCTCGGGCTGATCGTCCGCTCCACGGCCGAGAGTGCCGCGCAGATTCGGCAGTTTGCGCAAGTGGCCAACGCCACGCCCGAGGCGCTGCAGCGTTGGTCGGCCGGGGCGCGAACTGTTGGCATCGAACAGGAGAAGCTGGCCGACATCCTGAAGGACGTGAACGACCGGGTCGGGGATTTCCTCCAGACCGGCGGCGGGCCGATGGCCGACTTCTTCGAGAATGTCGCCCCCCGTGTCGGTGTTACCGCCGACCAGTTCGCGCGGCTGTCGGGGCCGGATGCGCTGCAGCTTTACGTCGATACGCTGGAGCGCGCAGGTCTCAGCCAGCAGGAGATGACGTTCTATCTTGAGGCCATGGCCTCGGATGCCACGCGGTTGATACCGCTCCTGCGCAATGGCGGGGCGGAGATGGCCCGGCTTGCTGATCAGGCATCGGACCTTGGCGCGGTTCTAGATGGCGATGCGCTGGAAGCCCTGCGGCGCACGCAACTGGCGCTGGGCACCGTGTCGCTGGTCTTCGATGGCCTCCGCAACCGCATCGCCGTGGCAGTCGCTCCGACCATCGAGGCGCTGGCCAATGCCTTCGTCGCCCTCGCGTCAGACGGCGGCATTCTGCGGTCAGCCATCGATGGGCTAATCGGCAATCTCGGCCGTCTCGCCTCATATGCCGCGACCTTCGCCGTCGTCATGGCAGGGCGCTGGGTGGCGGGAATGGCGGCCGCAGCCCTGTCCGTGCGCGGCCTCGCCACCGCGCTGGTGTTCCTGCGCGGCGCTCTGATCCGCACCGGCATCGGGGCGCTGATCGTCGGCGCGGGCGAGTTGGTCTATCAGTTTTCGCAGCTTGTCGCCCGGGTTGGTGGCGTGGGCGAAGCCTTCCGGCTGCTTGGAGATCTGGCGCGCGAGGTCTGGCCCCGCATCGGCCTGTCGCTGGACGCGGCCCTCGCGCGAATGGCGGCAGGGTGGGAGGGCCTGAAGGCGGCTGGTCTCTCGGCCCTCGAGGGCACCATCGCAGGCGTCGTCAGCTTCGGTGACCGGACGGCCGCGATTTTCCAGGGTGCCTATGACGCGGCGGTCACGATCTGGGGCAGCCTGCCCGGTGCCATCGGCGACTTCGCTTTCCAAGCTGCGAACGGGCTGATCTCCGGCGTCGAGGCGATGCTGAACGGCGTCGTCACGCGCATCAACAGCTTCATCGAGACGCTGAATGCCGCGTTGGCCCTCCTGCCGGAATGGGCCACTGGCGAAGGTGGGGTGCGGATTGGAACGCTCGATCCGGTGGAACTCGGCCGCATCGGCAATCCCTTCGAAGGCGCGGCAACGGCCGCAGGGGCTGCCGCGGCGGACGCCTTTTCGGCGGCCCTCGCACGCACCTACCTCGAGCCACCCGATCTTGGTCTTGGCGCGATGGCCGACGATGCCCGCGCCCGGGCCGACGGCTATCGCGAAGCGGCGGGTATGCTGGCTGACGCCGCCGGTCGGCCGCTCGCCGCCTGGCAAGCGTTGAAGGATGCGGTGAGCGGTGCCGGGGCCGAAGGCGAGGCCGCGCTCGACGGCGCCACATCGGCGGCAGATGCGCTTGCGGACGGGTTCGCGGGCGCTGGAAACGCCGCCGGTGGCGCGGGTGCTGCGGCAAAGAAGGCGGCGCAAGAGGCGGCAACCGGCTGGCAAGCCGTCACCAAATCTCTCGCGGACTACGCCAAAGGCGCGATGGATTGGGGCAAGGGCCTCGGCGAGACCCTGACCTCCGCCTTCACCTCGGCCGAGAATGCCTTCCGCACCTTCGTCACCACCGGCAAGTTCGACTTCAAGTCGCTGATCTCGTCGATTCTCGCCGATCTCGCGACGCTCGCCTTCAAGAACTCGGTCCTGGGTCCGCTGGCCAACTGGCTCTCGGGCGGCCTCGGCTCGATCTTCGCCCCCGTCAAGCACGCAGGCGGCATGGTCGGCGCCCCCGGTCCCGGCCGCATGGTGCCTGCGCTGGCCTTTGCGGGCGCGCCCAAGTTGCACAATGGCGGCTGGGCCGGGCTCCGACCTGACGAGGTCCCAGCGATCCTGCAGCGCGGCGAACGGGTGCTGTCGCGGGCCGAGGTCGCATCCGGGGTGGGACGGGGCGGTGGCGCTGCAAGCGGCGTCACGATCAGCATCGATGCCCGTGGCGCGCAGGCGGGTGTCGCGGAACAGATCGACGCCAAGCTGCGCGCGGCGATCCCGGAGATTGCACGGCTCGCAAAAGCCAGCGTCGCCGATGGGCGGCGGCGCGGCCATGCGCTTTGAGGAGAGGCCCGAGCGATGATCCCTGAACTTCCGCTGACGCTGGTGCAATCGCTGGAACGCCGCCTCATCACGACCACGGCCGTCGCCGCCTCGCCCTTCACCGGAAGCGAAGAGGTCCAGGACTGGGGTGGCGAATGGTGGGACTATGGGATCGAGATGGCGCGGACAACGGGCCGTGATGGCCGCCGCCTCTCGGCCTTACTTGCGGCCCTTGGTGGTGCGCGGGGGCGGTTCCTCTTCCGCGATCCGACGATCCGTCAACCGGGAAGTACGCTCGCACCCCAGGTGGCGGGTGGGTTCCAGACCGGCAACCAGCTCGTCACTGCGGGCTGGCCGCCGTTCTCGACGCCGCTCTTCACCGGGGACTTCTTCTCGCTCGGCTCGGGTGCCCAGACCCGGCTTCACCAGCTGACGGCGGATGTGGTCAGTGACGAGGCGGGCGAGGCCACGCTTGCCTTTGTGCCGCGGCTCAGATCCGCGCCTGCCGATGGCGCGCCGCTCGAGATTGCCGCCCCGGCAGTCGTTCTGCGCCTGACCGCGCCGGTGCCGACCCGGATCGGCCGCGCCGAGAGCTTCCTCTTCACCCTTGCCGCCCGGGAGGCGCTATGAGCCGCGATCTGACCCCCGACTTCGCCGCGGCCCTGGCCGAGCGCGATCTGCGGCCCGTGATCTTCTTCGAAGGCGCCTTCGCTTCCGGCCCCGTCCGCCTCTGGTCGGGCCTCGGCGAGATCGGCTGGGCCGGAGAAAGCTGGTCTGGGGCGGGCGCGCTCCTGGGCCTCGGGTCCATCGAGGAAACCTCCGAGGTGGTGGCGGGCGGCACCTCGGTCTCGCTCTCGGGCATTCCGCCCAGCCTCGTGCAGATGGCCATCGCGGAAGCCCGGCAAGGTCTGCCCGGCCGGGTCTGGCTCGGCCTTCTGACACCCGAGGGTCAGATCATCGCCGATCCGGTCCTGGCCTTCGCCGGGCGCCTCGATGTGCCCGAGATCACCGATGACGCGGAAAGCTGTCGGATCACCATCAGCTACGAGAGCCGCCTGATTGATCTCAACACGCCCCGCAGCTGGCGCTACACCCACGAAAGCCAGCAGGCGCTCCATCCCGGCGATCTCGGGTTTGAATATGTCTCGGCCATCCAGGACCGGGAAGTGACCTGGGGGCGCGGATGACGGATTTGGAAGAAACCGCAGCGGTCGTCACGGCAGTCGTCGTGACCCGGGGCACCCGGAGCCCCGGATGGGAACGCCACCTTGCCGAGGCCATCGAGGCCGCCCGCGAGCGCCCCTTCCGCTGGGGCCGCCATGATTGCGCGACCTTCGCCTTCGACCTGCGCCGCACGCTTGCGGGCGGGCACGACGTCGCCGCACTCTGGCGCGGACGCTACACGACGGCGCGCGGGGCGGTCAGGGTGATGCGTCGCCTTGGCTGGTCCTCGCTCGAGGCCGCGGGCCGCGATCTTCTCGGCGAACCCTTGGCCTCGGTGCATCTCGCCCAGCGGGGCGATCTGGTGCTTGCCGATACCGGCCTCGGCTTCGGCATCTGCCTCGGCGCCCGGGCCGCGGGGATTGCACCCTCCGGCCTTGTCCTGGTGCCGATTACTGCCTGCGCGCTGGCCTGGCGCGTCTGAAACGACCACCTGACGCGCCCCTCTGGCCCTCTCTTCCGACCGGAAACCCACCCTCGATGCCCTTCATCGTCTCTGCCGTCACGGCCATTGCCGGGGCGATCTCCGGCGTGCTGGCCGCGGGCGGCATCGGCGCGGCCCTCGTACGGCTCGGCGGCACGCTCCTTCTCTCCTACGCCTCCCAGGCGCTGATGCCGAAGCCCAAGGTGGCGCTGCAGGCCCGCACGGTGACGGTGCGCGAGCCGGTGGTGCCGCGCGACATGGTTTACGGGCGGGCGCGCAAGGGCGGCGTCATCACCTTCCTGCATGCCTCGGGGCCGAAAGACCAGTACCTGCACCTGGTGATCGTGCTGGCTGCGCATCGGGTCAAATCCATCGGCGCTGTCTGGTTCGATGGCGAAATGGCCGTCAGCGCAGGCGGCATCGTGCAGGGCCGCTGGGCGGGGAAGATCACGGTCGAGAAGCGCCTCGGGGCCGAGGACCAGGCGGCCTTTGCAAGCCTCATGGCCAATGTGCCGACCAAATGGACTGCCGCGCATCGGCTGGCAGGCTGCGCCGCGCTTTATCTGCGGCTCACCTATGATGCGGATGCCTTTCCGGGCGGGATCCCGAACATCAGCGTCGACATCGAGGGCAAGAACGACATCCTCGATCCGCGGACGGGACTGCGCGGCTATTCGGAGAACCCCGCCCTCTGTCTTGCCGATTATCTCGCCCATCCGGCCTTCGGCATCGGGGCCGGGATCGGCGCTGCCGACGGGATCGAGGTCGAGAGCCTGATCGAGGCCGCGAACATCTGCGACGAGATGGTACCCCTGGCATCCGGCGGATCGGAGCGGCGCTACAGCTGCAACGGCGTCGTGTCGCTGGCGGAAAGCCCGAAGACCATCATCGAGGGGCTGTTGTCCGCGATGGCCGGTCGCGTCGCCGTGCAGGGCGGCAACTGGCGCATCCACGCCGGGGCGTATCGTCTGCCCGAGGTCACGCTGAGTGCCGATGACGTGCGCGCGGGCGGCCTGGTGCTCGCCACCCGCGTCAGCCAGTCGGCGAACTTCAACGGCGTGCGCGGCCAGTTCGTCAGCCCGGAGAACGACTGGCAACCGGACGACTTTCCGGCCTATGCCAGCGACGTCTATCTCGCCGAAGATGGCGGCGAGCGGAAATGGCGCGATCTGCCCTTGCCCTTCACCATCTCCGCCGCGATGGCGCAGCGGCTGGCCAAGATCGAACTTGAGCGCGCCCGGCGCCAGATGACCGTTAAGCTCTCGGGCAAGCTTGCCGCCTGGCGGGCCGGAGTGGGCGAGACGGTGATGCTCTCCTATGCCCGCTGGGGCTTCGCGGCAAAGCCTTTCGAGGTTCAGGGGGTGAGCCTCGATCTGACCGCCTCCGGCGACGGCGCACTGCTTCTGCCGGAACTCGTGCTGCGCGAGACCTCTCCCCTCGTCTATGACTGGTCGGCCTCGGAAGAGGCGATCTACGCCGCGGCGCCGCGCACGACCTTGCCGGGGCCTGCCGATGTGCCAGCCCCCGGCACGCCGCATCTGGCGGAAGAGATGTACGAGACCCGGGGCGGGACCGGCGTCAGGACGCTGATCCGGGTCACTTGGGTCGAGGCGCCCTCGGACTTCGTGCGGGACTATCAGATCCGGGCCCGGCGGGTTCTGGACAAGGACGGCAATGCCACCGGCGAAGACTGGATCACGCTCGGCCGCACAGACCAGACCTCTTGGGAAATCCGCGACGTCAAACCCGGTCGCTGGGAGGTGGCCGTGAAGTCGCTGTCGGTGATCGGCGTTTCCTCGCCCTACGTCAGCGCCGAGATCGAGATTCTCGGGCTGACCGCGCCACCTGCCGCGCTGGAAAGTCTGACGATCCAGACCGCGGGCGGGCTCGCCATCCTGAAGTGGCTTCCCTCGGCCGATCTCGATGTGCGGATCGGCGGGCGGATCGTGATCCGGCATTCCGCGGCGCTGACCGCGACCTGGGCCACTTCGACCAGCATGGACGAGGTGGCAGGATCCGACGCCGTGGCTCTCGTGCCCTTGAAGCCCGGCACCTATCTGGTCCGGGCGCGGGACAACTCCGGCAATCTGGGCCCAGTTGCCAGTGTCGTGACCAAGGGCGCGCAGGTCCTGCCCTTCGCGCCGGTGATGAGCCTCACCGCCGATCCGGGCTGGATTGGCGACGGGATCAATGTCGCGGTCGAGGGTGGGGCGCTGAAGCTCGTCGATATTGGCAGCGAAGGCAGCTTCACCTTCCCGGCCGGGATGGACTTCGGTGCGTTGCGCCGCGTGCGGTTGCGCTCGGAGATCGATGTGGCCGCGCTGAACCTCGGCGGGCTCATCGACGACCGGACAGCCCCCATCGACAGCTGGCTCGATGTCGATGACACCGACGGCGCCGAAATCGATGTCATCGTCGAGGCCCGCAGCACCGATGATGATCCGGCTGGCACGCCCCTCTGGTCGGACTGGTCGCGGCTCGACAGTTCCGAAGACGAGGTCCGTGCGGTCGAGCTGCGTGCCAGGCTGATCTCCGAGAGCCCTGATTACAACGTCCTTCTCCTGAGGCTCCGCATCCATGCGGAAGAGGTATCCTGATGGTCGATTACAACCTTGCCAATCAGTCCGGGGCGCAGTTCCGCGCCGAGCTGAACCTGATCCTGGCAGCACTGCAGTCCTGCGCCTTCGGGGCGACGCCGCCCGCATCCCCCACGGCGGGGCAGCTCTGGGTCGATGCCTCGGGGGCCAATCCGGTCCTGAAGATCCGCAATGCGCTGAATACGGGATGGATCGCGGTCGGGACGCTGGCCCCGGGCGGGTTCGAACTGGCTGGCAGCTCCGAAGTCGGTCGGGCGCTGATCGCCGCCGCCACGGTCGCGGCGCAGCGCACCGGCCTGGGGCTTGGCAACGGGGCGACCCTGAACCTTGCCAGCCTCGCCCAGGCGCAGGCGGGCACCGACAATGCCACGCTGATGACGCCCTTGCGGGTGGCGGAGGCCATCGGCGCGCTGGTAGCGGAAGTCTCGAACCTCTCGGCCGATGCCATGGCGCCGACGATCGCTGCGGACACCGTCATGCTGAAGCACTGTTCCGGCGGAGGGAGTGAGCCGATCTCACTCAGCAAGTCTGGCAGCGGGACCGTCTACTCACTACTCGCGGGCGAGACCGGTTTGACCGCAACTCGGAGTTGCGCGCTCCGGGTCCGCTTCGAGCAGGCCCGCGGTGGGGACGGGAACAACCAGTTCGCAGCCGTCATGCGCGACGGTATTGTCTTGCAGGAATGGAGCACCAACCTCACCAGCTGGACCGAACGCAGTCTCGACGTCAGCCTGAACGCCGGTCAAACCATCTGCCTGCGCATCGGCGCGACCGGGCATACGAGTGGGAATGATACTGTGCGTACCAGTCAATCACTTATCCGCAACGTCCGCTACCTCGCGGATCAACGCGCTTTGATCGGAATCTGAGCCATGCAAGCCCAATGGCGCAATGCAGAACACACAATCCTCGCCCTGACCGACACCTCCGGTCATGTGGTGATCGTCGAACCGGGCCATCCGCTCTGGCGCGACGTCTCAGTCTGGGCGAGCATCTTGCCCTTTGTACCGGATCCAGCCTCGCTGCCCCTTCCTGAACCGGGACCGGAGGAAATCCGGGCAATGATCCCACCTCTTACCCGTCGCCAAGTCTTCATCGCCCTGCACCGTCTGGGATTGATCACGGCAACCGAAGCAGTGGCCGCCGCCGCGACCGGAGCCGTACCTTCTGCCCTTGAATCCGTCTTTGCCTCCTTGCCGGAGCCCTCCCAGACGGACGCTCGCGTCACCTTCGCAGCCTTCCAGATGGCCTACCGGCTCGATCCGTTGACCGCGATGATCGCTGCGGCGGCGGGAAAGACGGAGGAAGAGATCGACACGATCTGGACCGACTTCGCCACGGTCTGACCCTGCCCACCGCTTACCCTCAAGGAATCCAGACATGACCGGCAGACCCGGCCTTCTCGAAGGCGCGGCACAAGCCTTGCGCGACCATGGCCTGACCGCAGCCCTTACTGCGCTGATCGGCGGCTCCCTGGCGCTCGCCGCCGCCGTCACCCGAAAAGCCTTCACCAACGAGGCGCTGCTTGACCGACTCGACCGCGAACTTGCTCATGAGCGCGACCGCGTTGACCGTCAGCGCGCCGAGGATCGCAAAGCGGATGCTGATCGGCTCGACCGCATAGAGACCGACATCCGCGCCATGCGCGACATGCTCTTCGATGCCTTCCAGCGCACGCGACCGGACTGAACGACCCATAACAATACTGAACAACGTCCACCCCCGTCCTTGAGGCGGGCTTTTGCTTTTGGAGCATACACCATGCCGACTCTGACTTGGACCACCTGTCGCGATGTGCCCGACAGCGCTTGGGCAGCTTGGCCCAGCTTCTCCCCGGCCGAGATCGCCTGCCGCGGCACCGGCGCAATCAAGATCAACACGGAAGCCATGGACAAGCTGCAGGCCCTGCGCAACCGGCTGGGCAAGCCGCTGATCATCCGCTCGGCGTATCGCAGCCCGGAACACAATCGCGCTGTGGGCGGGGCCCCTGCGTCGAAGCACATGCAGGCGACCGCCTTCGATATCGCCATGGCGAACCACGATCCCGCGGCCTTCGAGGCGGCCGCGCGGGCGGTCGGTTTCCTGGGGTTCGGATACTATCCGCGCTCGGGCTTCATGCACATCGATCTCGGGCCCGCCCGGCAGTGGGGCGAGCGGTTCCCGGTGCGGCCTGTGGCCTTCGCGCCGGAACTGCCGCCTGCGCGCGAGGTCCTGTCGGAAAGTCGCACCCTGCGTGGTGGCGGGGCGGCCGGTGCCGCGACCGTCGGTGCGGCCGGGGTGGAGGTCGCCCAAAGCGTCCTCGGCGAGACCCAATCCGCAATCCTGCCGCTGGTGCCGTATCTCGATGCGCTCCGCTGGGTGTTCATCGCCGTGGCGCTCCTCGGGATCGCCGTCACCATCCATGCCCGGATCGACGACTGGAAGCGGGGCCAGCGGTGATCCTTTGGCTCCTGACCCATGGCCCGGCGCGAAAAGCGCTGGGCGTGATCCTCGCCGCAGCAGTGATCCTGCTGTTCCTCATGAACCTGCGCCGCGCAGGCGAACGCGCTGGGCGCGCCGCCGAACGGCTTGATGCCCGAGAGAGAAACGATGCCATCCACCGCCAGATGCTCGACGCCGCCACCCGCCGTCCTCATGATCGCGATGCTTTGGCTGAGCGCCTGCGCGACGGACGGTTCTGA